TTAAAGTTTAACGATGTTTGTTGCTTGAGGACCGCGGTCGCTGTCTTCAACATCAAATGATACTGCTTGGCCTTCGTCTAATGACTTGTAACCGTCACCTTGGATAGCTGAGAAATGAGCAAATACGTCTTTGCCGTCTTCACCAGTGATAAAACCAAAACCTTTGTCTGCGTTAAACCATTTTACTGTGCCGTTGTTCATAATAATTTCCTCCTGATACATATCAATGTACGTTTTTTGTTGCAATAAATTATTGATAGGTAAAAGAGGAAGGTATTGTGCATCCAAAACTCAAATTACGTTTCAAAATTTGATTACTTGAACAGTATAGCATGGCATTTTCTAATTAGCAACCCGCATCCCAAAACTATCGACTAAATCGTTCGCAATTCATTCGCAAAAGGCTATTAAAATAGGCTTTAAAGCGCATAAACTTTTTATTTAAATATTTAATTTCTAATCATTTTCGAACCGTTTTGTAAACTTTGCCTCGCTAAGTGCCATCAATTCCTCAGGCTCAATTTCATATTTCGAACAGATAATGAGCAGTTGGTCGAAGCAATCGGCTAACTCCTCTTTTAAGTTAGCTTGCTTTTCAACGTCGTTTTTAACTTTTTTCCCTGGGTGATCACGCCCAAGTTCAATCGTTCTAACAGCCCGTGACAATTCCCCAAGTTCTTCACTCAAGAAGTTCAACCGAATTAATGGTGAAAATCGATACCAATTCCGTTGTTGATAAAAATCAACTAACCATGTTTGATGCGCTTTTAAATAATCTTGCATTTTACATTCACTCCATCATTAAAAAAACACCTAACCTCGCAAGCAATGTGCGAAATTAGATGTCTCCAAGAATTATTGAATGTCACAGGCGGACATTATAAACATCTATATACCGCTATATTAGTGGGTTTTATGTGGTTCGTGTGTGGTTATGGGGCTTTTAATGTCGAATTGCTACGTTTCGACCGCCAACCACTAAGCAACCACATTCAACCATCTCTTGCATCTGTTCATCTAGTTGCACCATTATATCATGAATTGTCCTTAAATTGGCGCTAGGTTCATGCCGACAGATAAACAAGGGCAAGTCATTCCGAGTGTAATAGTAGCTCATACCGCCAACCACCCCAATACCCTCTTTGTGTAGCTCAACTTTGCCAGTCTCATTAAGAGTTAAATAATATTGCTCATTAATCCGTGCTGGTTCAAATTGCTTCATTCAATTCGCTCCCGACTTTTGTTCTAATATCATCTTACAGCAGATAAAATTTCAATACCATTCTTGACATGGTACTTATCTACTATTAATTGTTGTCGTTTATTGAAGTGGCCAAAGATTGAAATTGGCGCACCCTCTTGCGCTAGATATACGAAGTTAAGCGCATCTTTTGCGACCAGGCAGTTATAGTTTTGTTCTGGTGTCTTGAGTTCAAATCTCACTAAGTACGGTGTGAAACTAACGACTTTAACGGTGCTATTAATCGTGCCCTTCAGACTGATATACTCCATCTCGACCACTCCTTTGAGTTATATTATACGAATGTACGTTCTCATGAGTCAAGTGGTAATTGTTTTGTGATTTGGTATACTAGTGAGAGCATCAATTTAGTGGAGGTACCCCTGTGAACATACCCTATATAACCCCTTTCCTCAGTAAAATTTTAAATTTCTTCTTAGCTTTAAAACCCGGTGAGAAAATATCAACTCTGGCCTTTATTGTTTCAATTTTTACGTTCTTCATTACTAGCCTAATCAATAGGAAAAACAGTTTTGATAATCTATTCTTTCACCTTATTTCTCTTCTTTCAGATATACTTAAGCTTGATAAATACAGTTCCAAAGAAATTACTACTACATTTACAACTATTTCAAGTGCTTCAACTGAATTTATTAAATCAAGAAATAATGAAATAAAAGAGAAAACGTATAAACTTCATGAAATATTTGTGAAAGATTCTTTTATAGAGCTTCAAAACTTACATCTTGAATGGTTTAAAGAAGCTTTCCCTGCAACTATCAACACAGATCAGAAAAATGTTATTCCTGTTAGAAAATATAAGTATTTGCAAAAAGTTAATTCTTTACAGGATATATTTAACTATGTTAATCATGCTGACAAATATTACGAATATAAACCCACTGAAACTTTTCTCGAACAGTCCTACCTGGATTATGAATATGTTGAGACACCCGATACAATAGTTGAATTAATTTTCGATGAAGTAGCTTTTGAAAGTGATCCTTGTCAATCAATTTTCACACTCATTAATGACCCCCAAAAAAAGGAGAGATTCTTATTTCTTCTAGAACATTTATCTTGTCTTCTCCCAAAAAGAAGACAAGAAATAGACAGAATACGTGATGACTTCTTTAATTTTTTCGACCTTACAACACTAAAAATTCCTTATACGCTGGTCGATAAAGATAAAAAATTGATTGTCAGTTTAGCACTCAATAGTAAGCAGTATGAGGTATTTTTTAGAACGTCCCATAGGGTTTTAAAAATAATTCTTGCCTTTTCGTTTCCTTATTACTTCATCGGAATGCATAGAACAATTATTAATAAATATTGCGGCATATTTAGAACCCAACTAAGTGAGCAGCAATTATTACTTCTCTTTTATAATGCTGAGTTTTCAAAGAGAGGAGTGAAATTTAAAAAAATTGTAGAAAAAACAAATTTATTTGGGGATATCAGCGAGTTGCCATTATCAAAAGATGATGAACCCACACACTTTCAAAGAAAAATCTTAATCTGGGAAGATAGCGACATGAAGAATTTAAGAAATGATTATGTTGCAAAAAATTTTAGCTATTTTATTAACAAAATCTTCATACGAACTATTTAAATTATGTATGCCCTCTTCTTGAGGGCTTTTTTTATTGTTCTATGTTAATCAAATGACACCCAAACGTTATTGGCTGTGCCTACTGGGTGGACTGGCATCCAGACTGAGTCGCCTTTAGTTGTAATCCAGTTACACCAAACATAGCCATCGCGGACTGCTACGCGATTATAATAAATTGTTGTATGCGCTGGTAACTTGCCAGCGTATGGCGCACTTAATGATGGTGTGCCTAAGCGCGCTTGGATTGGTTGATCACCATTTTTGAAGTGCCAATTTTCAGTCCATTCACTTGCACTAGGTGCGGTTGGTTTAGTAGGTATCGTTGGTGCTGTGGTGTTACCGCCGCCTACTGAGGTTGTCCCTTTTGCCAAGTCATTTGCTAACTTAGCTTTAGAAACGCCCATTGATGCTAGATAACCGTAAGGGTCGACGTGATCACCCCAGATGTTTTGCGTAATCCAAAGGTGCGATTTAATCCCTGGTGTTCCAGCACCGCCAGCATCCAAGGTCAAAGGAATGCCATATTTTTTAGCGTAGTCACGGGCAAGTTCGATGTAGGTTGCGTAGTTTTTAGCGAACGTGGCCTTGTCGTACGTCCGTTGAAGCTCAATCTGAACCGGGCTATAACCGTTGGCGTTGCCAGCTGCGTATGCAACATATCCTGGTTCTCCAACTTGATAGACATGTCCACCATCCCCGACTACAAATGTTGAGTAAGCTGTGTAAGGTGTATAGTTATTTTTCATATTAGCCGCAATGTTTCTCCCCGGCGCTTCAATTCCAGCTTCGTGCAAAATTACAAATGAATGGGAAGCACGTTGTGAGCTGCCTTGGTTGGCATTAAAAGCGTAGGTGTAGTCAATCGAATAAGCAGCCTGTGCACCGGTTGTTGTTCCTACGGCCATTAAAAAAGTCGCCATTCCGGCGACTACTAGTTTCATTGATTTTTTCATTTTGAATCTCCCTTATTGTCTGTAATCCCTTTGGTTGTCGGGTCGTTAACCAATCCCATAATTGTGAGCAAAGCAAAAGCCGCGTTAACAATCGCAAGTAGCTGACTGTTAAGCGGCTCGATTTCAAACCGATATCCAAACGGCGCTAGCAGCACCTGGATAAATAATAGTAACGCTGGAACAAAAGTGATCCAAAAAGTTTTGTTCTTAAATCTTGCTTGCCAATCAATTTTCATTCAACTAGTCTCCTTTTAAATTTTTAATTTTTTCATGATGGCGATCAAGTCGCCGGTCGTGTTCATCAGCCCGCCTGTCTAGCCGACTGATGTCAGACTTTAACTCTGCTAGATTATGATTTAACAAAGTAAAGTTCTGATTTAGCTCTTTAATGTCCCCACGGAATGGCCCGAAAATTGCGTACTTAAAAAGCAGGCTGATTAAACCTGCTAGAAACGTAATAATCGCAATCAGTGAAGCCCACTCACCCCACGTTAATCCTCCTAATCCATGCAAAATTTTTCCTCCCTACATAATTAATTTAAATGCAATAAAAATAGCAATCCATAATAAGATTGCTACTTGTAATGCGTATTTTAAGCCTTTAAATAGATCCATTGGAATCACCCATAATTTCATCATATTCGGATTGTGTGATTGCGCCTGATGTTAAGTAGCCACTGATATCACACCCCCATTTGTGCATTTGTTTGGCAAAATCAAACATTTGGCACCCCACCTTTCAATTGATTAACTTCCGCAGTTAAAGTTGCGACTTGCAGCCCTAATTGATTAATCATCAATTGTTCAGTCTGCAGGAGCATTTTCGGTTGGCTCATTTTGTGAAACTGGACTGCCAGCATGTCATATAAGGTTTGTAAAACAATCAATAATTCTGGTGCCTCCTTTAATACAAAAAAACATCTTCCAATTGGAAGATGCTTTTTATTCTCTATTCAAATCCCTAATTTTCTTAGCCGGAACCCCCGCATATACACTATTCGGCATTGTATTCTTTGTAACGACTGCCCCAGCACCAATCACACAACCCTCTTCAATAATAATTCCCGGTAATATTTTGACGTCTGCTCCTAACCATGTACCTTTTTTAATTAATATATCTTCAGCATATGTTTTACCAGCCCTTTGTTCTGAATTACCAATCTCATGTGACATTGCAATCACGTGACAATTAGGACCGATAAAAACATTATCTTCAATTATAAGATTGGCGTTTTTTCCCGAATCAAAAAAATGAAAAAAATGATTAATTAAAACATTCTTACCTATTTTCACATTATTTGAATCAAAATAACACCCTGAATTTATTCGCGTGCCTAAACCAATTTTGAATCCAGTGAATTTTAATAACTTATTTCTAAGATTACCATTAAAAATAATGCTTGGCGCCAAAGTGTTTACGATAATTTTATTGAATGTGTTCATTGAATTTTACCTTATAATTATGACATTAACTGCTTTCTAATTGTACCATTAACGTTAACGTTTCCGTTACTAATAAATCCGCTAACTAGACAATCAGCAAACTTATTCACCGCATTATCATCGTCAACTGTCCAAATATAAATTTGATATCCATAATCAGTAACACGGTTAACTCTATCAACGCTTGAATTATAAAAATCGGCGCTTGCTATTAGATTTCTGCCATCACTTTTGAAGCTATCCATATCAGCCAACAGCCTAGTTACTTCATTATCATCATTCAACATTGTTAAGAATTCAAGTGGGATTTTTGGTAGTAATTTAACAACCTTTTTAAAATAAGTTGAATTAAACGACTCCCAAGACAGATTTTTTTCAATACCATATTTGTTCACTAGGTTTACCAGATTCTGAATTTTAGCATCGTCATAGTCATTCTTAAATTCTAAGTGCATATTAGCATCATAAATTCTTGCTAATTTAAACATTTCTTCAACACTTAAAATTGGTGTGCCTTTATACTTAGTTGATTTTACAGAACCAAAATCATATTTAATCAAATCAGCATAATTCGTTTGGCTAATTAATACATCAGAAGTCAATGCGTTGCCGTTACTGTCTAGCGCATGACTTTTAATATTGTCATCATGACATAAAACGGGAACGTTGTCCAAAGTAAATTGAATATCTCCCTCCCACTCGTTTACGCCATATGTTGACGCAAGTGTATAAGCCAGTTTTGATTGTTCTGGAGCGCTAACATTAAAGCCTCTATGTGCAATTTGCTTAATATATTTAGATTGTTTTGTGTAACCATTATTGCCATGATTACCGAGATAATCTATTTCAAATGCACCTTGACTAATTGCTCCGCTTGTTCTAGTTAATCGAATACTTGCTACTTGGATAAATCCGGTGGGGATACCGGGATACCAGCCAGTTGATTTAAATTCAATTGTTGCCGGATTAAACAGAATTCTAGCCGTTGAACCGTCAACCAATTCGGGCACTTTGATGAAATATCCATGCGGAATCGTAGTGTTAACGCCGTTATAGCGTACATAGGGAGTATCGGTATAGGAATTAAAGTCCAGAGTATTAGTTTTAATGTCATAATAAGGGTTACCGTTATGTGAAGGCGTAAAGCTGAAAAACTCTTCATCTGGAAAATGTCCGTCAATAGTCATATTAATAGATGAACGGATAATGGCATCTGATGCAAAGAATTGTCCCAAAAGGAGCGATGAGTCTGTTGGTTTATCGCCATACGATGTGACCCAAGCTGACGAATTTGAAACATTATACCAAAGTTTGAAAGAACGACCACCGTTTTGAATAATGCTGCCTGTTGGTTGAGCAATTAATCCAGCCGGAACCTTATAATTAGCACGGCCTTTGGTTATAATGGCTTCCGAGCCTGATGTTGAAAGAAAATCAACTGACATTGTTTTTGAATTGAAATTTGGAACGCCATTAGGAGATGGGGTTAGGGTTATTTGCCCTGAACCCTCAAAGTAGTTTCTATTAGGAAGACCATCAATCATCAAACTTTCTGAAATCGCACCAGAAACGAGTATCTGATTACCAATAGTACGTATATATCCAATAATGATGTTCCCGTCACTGATTATGTCTGTCCCTTTTCCGTGAACTGTTATAACCCCTGTTTTTCTATTCGCCAAGATTGAAACTACAGTGCTTTCCGAGAAATCAAAAGCCACCTTTGACCCTAACGGAATTTGTACAATGTGATCTTCATTAGTTACTATGAATGGACGGTCACTTTTTGCGTTAAAATCTAAAACCAAGCTACGTGAGTCGAGCTGTGGAGCTCCGTCTTTTGATGTCACAAAAGTTGTCCTAATTGCCATATCTGTCAACTTGTCTAAACCAACAGAACTATCTGCTACCCCAACAGACTGATAAATACCAGCGTCTGTCCATGTACCATTAGCCCAAATATACTTATGACCATTATCAGCCGCCACCATCAACCCGTTTTTGCCGCTTGGATATTTAGCTTTAATCGCCGCTAAATTAGCAAAAGTCTCGGGCAGTGCTGTAATTGATTTCAAATACGATTCTGCTTGACTAGTGTCAAATTTACCATTTGCTGTTGATTGCGCCGCAATGATAGCATTATCCTGCGCATCTTCGCGAATGCCGAGCAACTCAAAATTGCCACGAGCTGCTGCGACTTCTGCTGATTGATTGCCGCCTGTTTCTTGCATCAATTTGGCTAAGGCTTCCCCTTGCTGGGCCATCGCTTCCCGGGTATCTTCGCCATAAGTTTTGTGGCGCATCGCTTTACTGATTTCACTTAGTGATTGCAATTTTGAATTATCGAACGGCGTTGGATCACGATAATCTACTGTATCTCTTTTGATTTCATCTGCCACTATTTATTACCTCCTTCTAACGCAGTTATGCGTTTTTCAAAATCTTCATTTTTTGTTTTCTGCGTTGCGTTCAGTTCCGTTTGTTCATTTTTAAATGCTTCCAACGCCTGAACCGACTCGGCAATCTCGCCAAACTCCTCGATCATGTCGGCCGTCTGCTTTTCTAGCGCAGTTAATTGCTGGCTGATTGTGGCTAAGTCGACGTTACCAATGTCGCTGATCAGCTTGTCGTAGGCGGTCTTTAGTGTGTTCAGCTCCGTCGTGGTTTCGGCTAGGTCTTTGGTTAGGGTGGTGACTTTGGTGGATTGAAGTGCCACCTTGACTTTCATCTCTTGAATAGCGACCTCGTTTTTCAACTTAATTGCCAACTCGTAATCTTCCTGACTTAGCAGCTTATCGCCAATTGATAGCGTCGAACTGAGTGGGTTACATAAGTCCAGCGACTGGCCGACAATCCGCAAGCGCTCGTCGATGCCCATTAGTGGGTTAATCGTGCGGTGGTAGTTGCCCGCTTCAAAAGCATCAACCATCTTGCCTGTCAAAAGACTGAGGTCCACAGCACTTACTTGGAACTGCTCTTTGATCAGCCGTTGACTGTCCAGCATGGCTTGCCCTTTTGATTTCAGGATTGACGCGACTTTTACGTCGTCCCAAACCTCTGGATGCACCACACGGCCTATCTGATCAACCAACTTTTGTGATACCAAAAAAGGACTGCCAGCGTTGACAGTCTCGATTGTTAATCGTGGTTGTGAAATATCGGTATTACCTTCATCGGCTTGCGTCGTTGTTTCAGCCCGTGCACCTAGGGGCTTGATAATCGAATACATAGCGCTGGGATCAATCGACCTTTTGATGGACAGCAGATTGCTCGCCAATCGAATCTCTTGATTACTTTGTACTGCGATTTCTGGCATGTAATCGAGGTACAACCCGTCCGGTTCGTGGCGCAGTCGAATCTCACCACCGTACTTCGTGATCAGCTTATCTTTAATGGTCTCGTAGGTCGTCTTTGAGTCATCAATCGACTTGTAGACATTATCAGACGGGCTAGTCACTGTAACTTGCCCCAGCTTGATTTTTTTAAACGCATCAACTTGACGGTTATGCACATCAATCATGTGTTGTAAGAACGACTTCAAGTCGTTGTTTGCTAGCGCGTAATAGTCCTGCGTTGAATCGTGCAGAAACGCCAGCAAGCCTTCACAGGTGATTTCCTTGTTGAACTCGCCACTGGTTGCCATTGAATCAGTTGTCGGGAGCACGCGCCCTTCAAAGAGCACCTGATTACGTTTGGGAACCGTCACTTTGACGAATGTCGTCATCCCTTTAAAGTCGTTGTAGTAGGGTGATTTTGGGTTAATGCTAAATTGAAACGAATCAATTGCATCGATGTCCCGCGTAATCTTAGCCGTTAAAAGCTTGGTGTCGTTCAGGTTCTCCGAATGGATTGTGTGCTCCGCGCCGTCCCAGCCATCTCTTACCGTCACCCGATACATATTAGATCAACTCCTTATGCCAATTAAATGCCAGTTTACCCGTGCCAATCACGGTGATGGTAATCTCACCGGTTGGCAACATAAAATCCGGACTGCTTGACGTGCCAGCGTTAAGCGTAAATCGTTGTCCACCTACTTCAATCGTGAACGACGCACTGGCGATCAGTTCGGGCGAGATAGACGTGGCTCCGATGTTAAACAGCGTAATGGTGCGTTTACCGACGATATCAAACTCAGTATTCTGCGCGATATCCGTTTCGAAGTTGAATTCGTCCCAAATGTCGTTGCCTTCCGCCAGTTCATCGATGCGGAACGGGTAACACGTAAATTCAACCGACAATTTACCATAGGCGCGCATCTCATCCCATGAGGGTTCTTTCTGCACCTCGCCCAGGTAATAATAGTTGTGCATGATGTCGTCTTTCAGCTTCACTTTTTGCGCCGGTGCCATCAACCAATTAACGACCTGCGTCCATAACGAATATAGACGCTCTTTGGATTGGTCTTCTCCATCACGCACAATAAACGTGATTTTCATGGTGCGCTCCTTATACGTCTGGCCACCGTATAGATCACTGATATCCAAGACGGTGTTGCTAAACGGGATTGCCTGCGTGATTTTATTCTTGGCGGGCATCCCCACCGTTTTGGCTTGCACGTCCAAACCAAAGTCGTTGGATCTGTGCCCATTGAATTCAATCCCGTATGAATACTTAGATTTTATTGTCAATTGCAACTCCCCTTGCTTTTAGTTGATTGCGACGTGCTCGTTCTGTCGACCCGTATTCTTCATACGCTGGAGAAAATGACGAACCATCGACTACAGTACGTTTATCGGCAATGATGCGGAGTAAGTCAAGCATTTCCGCGCTGTTGGCTACGTCTTGGGTTGGTGCTGAATAGGTGTTGTAAACCGTTGGTGTTGGGCGCATCATCTGCGCGAGGTTGTTGCCAGTCAAAGCGGCTGGTTCGTCAAATGCAATAGCTGGCGTCATTGATAGGCTCAACTTGTCGGCCATGCCTGAGACGGTTGATTGCACATCTCGGAATGAATCTTGCAGACTATTGTTAAGTCCGCCCATGATTGCACTCCCGGCTGGTATTAATAACTTTGCATCGTAACTAATTGGGCCTTTATGCTCCTTAATCCAACCAGCGATACCGCTAACGAATCCTTTGACCTTTTCAAATGACGCCTGTAATCCGCCAAGAAATCCATTCATGATGGCGTGTCCGGCGCTGCTTAAATTAATGTTACCGAGACTACCAAAGATTGACTTGATGCTACCTACGATGCCTGAAATAGTTGTCTGTGCCACACGAACTGCACCAGTAATGCCAGCCCAAACACCTGAAATCGCGGCTCTAAGCGCTGACCCGGCTGCTTGCAATCCACTCCAAGCGGCTCGAATGCCACTTACTGCACCACTAATCCCACCGCCAGCAATTGACACTGAGGACTTAATCCCAGACCAGATTGCAGACAACATTGACCCAAGTGCGGAGCCTGCCGCTCTCAGTGATGTCCAAACACCCTTAATGATTTCAATTGTGGCTGAGATACCACTACCAGCGACCGAAATAGCTGATTTAATCCCGTTAAAGCTGTCGGAGATAATAGCTCTCAAGGTGGTGCTGACACCACCCAGATTGCCGAATAATCCGACAAGTTGACCAATCCAACTGGCTACAGTCGTTAAGACCGGCGCAATAAAGTTGAAGGCGGCGACCAGAACTTGAATAACCGGCGTTAAAAATCCGATTGCAATTCGAATGGCATCGAATGCGATTGAAATACTCGACAAGATGCTTTTGAACACCCCGCCTAAAAAGGCGCCCACTATTTGAAGTGCTGGCATTAGTGCACTGGCTAATACTGAAATGAGTGGTTGGGCTGCATTCCACAATCCGACAAACGACGTGATCACATTTGAAATCGCTGGACCGATAACGCCCATCATTGTGCTAAAGCCGGCAGTAACAGCTGGCACAATCGCCGACACTAAGTTTTGCAAACCACTGAAATCAAGCTTGGTAAATGCGTCACCAATCATTTGCACAATTGGTGTAATCGCACCTACAACGGTCGTGAATAGTGCTGGTAGTTGCGTGAAGACTGTCCCCAACGTGCTTGAGATAACCGGCCCAATCGATTGGAAGATTGATTGCAATGCTGTTTTAACCGTTGAGCCAAATTGCGTCACTGTTGACATAATGCCACCCAATGACGCGGTGACAGCACTTGGGCCACCTGCCATGCCTTGCGTTAATCCACTGATCAGTTGTTGCCCACCCGCCATGAAGCTGGGGGCGGCATCTGCAATGAATGTCGTGATTGCACCAGGTAACGCCTTTAAAATGTTACCGACCATCGGAATGAAGTTGTTGAATAAGAATGTTGATGTTGTTTCTGCCAAAGCTTGTAGCGATGGCCCAATATCTTGCCCCAGTGACAACTTACCAAGCACGTTGGAGAGTGAAGCTTTCATCGATTCAAACGAACCACTAAACGTGCTGGCGGCTTCTTTGGCAGTCGTGCCAGTAATGTCCAATTCACCTTGTACAACATGGATTGCGTTGTAAACGTCGGCTAAATTGCTCATGTCGTATTTCTGGCCGGATATCTTCTGTGCATCGGTTAAGAGCCGTTGCATTTCTTCCTTAGTCCCGCCATAACCAAGCTTCAAGTTGTCAAGCATGGTGTAGTTCTGTTTAGCAAAGCCTTGGTAGGCGTGCTGAATGTCGCCGATACTCGTCCCCATCTTGTTGGCATTGTCGGACATGTCAATCATGGCCATGTTACCAATGTCGGCCGCCTTTTCGGTGTCACCGCCAACCGATTGGAGCAAGCTGGCACTAAAGCTCGTCACGTTTTCCATGTAGGCATTCGCAGACAGCCCAGCCGTCTTATATGCTTCATTTGCGAAACCTTTAACCTTGTCGGCACTGCCCTTGAACAGTGTTTCAATCCCGCCAAGCGATTGTTGGAGGTCGGCACCTTCCGACAATGATGACGAGATAATTTTTCCCAGTGTGGCACCAACGGCGGCCACACCAGCAATTGCGGCAAGCTTAATGCCGGTGCCAATTTTAGAGCCGGCACTCTTACCCGCTGAATCCGCCTCAGGATCTAACTGCCCTTTGATAGCACCGCTAAGGCCTTTGGCTGATGGCACAATTTGTACGTAGGCTTGTCCAAGCTCAGTCGCCATTTGGCTCACCTCCTGTGATTAATCTGTTTCTAATTCGTTCGAAATCCTCGCCGGAGTCAAAAGTGGCTGCCGAATCCGCAGATTGCTTTTTCTGGTTGCCCATAACGGCATCTAGGATTGATTGCGGTCGTTTGGCACCGCGCTCAGCATCCTTAGACCGCGACCACAACAACAGGTTCACCGCATCTAGAATCCCCATGAGCACTTGCGTATTGACTGGCACTGCTTGCTGGTTCATCTTCAATTTGATGCGTGAATCATTGCGCAAATTACACGAAAAAGCAGCCACCGTTGATAACGGTAGCTGCTGATAGTCGTATATTTGGTAGGTTTCAGCGAGATCACTGATTAAGGCATCTTCGTCCAGCTTAATCATCTTGGCAAGGATCATTAGTTTTTTGTTTGTTTTTGACTCTGTAAAATCTCTTTGATTTCATCCGCCATCGCTTCGGGTGGCACAATGCCATCAAGTTTTCGCACATGGTTTTTCAACCGCTTAGCACCATCATCACCCAAAAGTAATTTAATTACTCTGGGCAAGGCCATTGCATCATCTTCAAGCTCGCTAAGCGCTTCAAGCAGTTCATAATTTTCTAACTGCTCTTTTGAGATTGAAAATTTAAATCCCGATTTCGTTTTTCCTTCTAAAAACATTATTTAGCCCCCATGGTTGACTTATTTTCTGTTCCAGATGCTGGCGCACCTTCTGGATCAGTTGTTGCCTTTGGCTTTTGCATATATTCGTAATGAGTATTAGCTTCTGGTGTGTCATCCGGCATTGCAGATAAGGTTGTTTCGTAACCAACTGCATCCCCATCGGCATAGGTGATATCACCAATTTCAGAAACCTTCCCGTTCGGAATAACAATTCGTTTCAAGTTACCGTCCTTTAGCACCATATCGAATACAAGCACATGCTCTTGCAGTTCGATGGCGTTTGCCTTAATTTCGATCATCGTATCCAACGTGCCTTTCACATTGTCAGGCCCATAGACTTCTTTTAACACTTCAACGTTTGTCGCTTCCAGCAAGGTGTATTGGAAGGTATCTTCCTTTTCAGTTTGTGTTGAATTAACAACAGCGCCACCCCACGCCTTGATTGTTTCAGCCTTACCCGAGTTCGTATTAACTAACCCGTCGTCTGAAATGTACCCTAATCCTTTGTATGCATCGGGTAATTTGGTAATGGCGTCTTTAGGAAGTTCCGTCCCTTTTGGCGCGGTATAAATCGCACCACCAACTTTTGGTTTGGCGGTTGTTACATTACTTGCATCTGCCATTAATATGCCTCCTAATAATAATTAATATCAAATACCGCTTGATAGCGGTATTCCTTAGTTGTCGTATCTGTGAAATCGTAGTCGCTGTTGAGGCTAACCCCGCTAATTACATCCAGCGTGATCAAGTCTTCAACAACCCGCTTCAATTCTTCATTCAACATGCCGGCTTCGTATTTTGACTTGCCGTAGCTTTGGAATGCAAAGGTGCCAGAAAGCAGATGGTTCTTTTTGGCACCACCTGTTTTTTCAAAAATAACGTAGCTAGCTGGCATCTTGTTTTGGCGGTCGGTGTAAGCCGGCACAGACAAGTGCGTGTTCAAAAAATCTAAAATAGTGACTTCAATCATTAGCGCACCGCCTTTAAGATGGTGTTGTTTTTCATGTTGTCGCGCTTCGCCTTAATGGTTTCAGCGCGCACCATTGCATTGGCACGGTTCTTACCGACGTAAATGTCTTGTTCATAACCATCACCGCACCGCTTGCGAATAGCAGCTGCCCGCTCCGTCAAGACGGCTTGCATCTCAGGCGACTTTAGCAGCTGTCCAACGCCAGCGTAATTAAGAGCAAATCCTTTTTTACTCATAACGCTCCACCATCACTTTCTTGTTCCAATCGAGTGGGATAAGCTCGTCGATGCCTTCGAGTGGAATGCCAAACACCTTCCAGCGCTGGCCGAAAAACTCAACTGGCTTGTTTTCCCAATCGTGGGTATCACCCTTGGGGATTGCAAGCGTGTAAATCGCCTTGCGCCCCGTCAAGTTAAGCTGGTTCGTGATATCATCGGCCGATGCTGGGGCAACGAGTACGTTGTCCACTTTGACCGGCTTATCTTCTACGATTGGATTGCCAAGCGGGTCTCTGACCGTTTCAACCTGGTCAATTAATGTGATCGTGATCCCTTGTATCTTCCGCATAAAAATCAATCACCCCATATCTTTGCCGTTTTAAGCCTAACCGGCTCAATTCAGAATTTTTGATGAACATCCCGCCACCAGGTACGAGGTATGAACCTGAATAGGAGTAGCCAAGTGCGCTTTGAGTCATCTGTGTCATTGGTTCTTGATTGGTGGATGTCATCAATGTGCGTGCAATCACATCCACTGTGACTGAGCAAGCAACGCTGGCGTAAACTTCATCAGATGCGACCATCTTGTCTAAATCCTTACCAACTTTGCGCGCTTCAAGTCGTAGTGCGTTTGAAATGACATCCAAAAGCGCAGTTGCTCTGGCCGCCTCATCTTGCTTCAACTTGCGCCACATGGTCTCAACGTTTTCAATTGTTGCGAATGGCTTCATGCCATCACTCCCCTTGGCTCATCATCAAATCATAGAGCACTTGTTTTTTAGCTTTAGGATCATACTTGATGCCTTGCGCGTCCAGTTCTTGCATAATTTGGTTGCGAGTGACACCATCGAATCCGGCCATGTCTTCACTAACTGCTGGTGTTTCCGGTTCTTGTTTGGGTTCATCTGCTGATACCTGTGTTTCCGCAGGCTGTTCCACTTTTTCTGCTACTTTAGGTGCTGGGACGGGTGCTTGTCCCACTGGTTCGGATTTATCAATCAGTACCCAGTTGGCACCTGAAATTTTGCAATCTGTCATTAAAATAAAGCCTGTTTTTGTGTTTTGATATTCCATGATTAAGCCTCCACTTTAGGTTTGATAACACGTGCAAATTGAGTGCCATCCATGATGCCCCAGCCAACATAAGTTTCTGAACGTAGGTAAACTTGGTTGTGCCCTTTCAAATCTTCGCCAGAATTATCAGGATCACCATAAGGGATAACTTCCAATGGGATTTCTTTTGCATAACCCCATTTGAACATGTTGGCAAAGTCACCGACGATTGCTAAATCATCGCCACCACCCGAAACGGTTCTGTTAATATCTGTAGGTAATCCATTAATTGAACCAGGGTTAGCACCCCAAGTTAATTCAGGGAACACACGCACATCATCTCTAGTCCGCATTGCAGATAATGCGGCTGACATTACGGTATCCATCGCCATCCCAGTTACAGAGCCCTCTGAGCCTTGCACCATACCAACTGCTGCTTCAATATTGGCATCTGGATTAGCCTTGTCAAAATCAACAGTTTGCGTCACTTTTCCATCAAAACTATTGTTGCCAATGATCGTTGAAGCTACTTTTGTTCGTGGATTAATGCCATGAAACGCCATCAAGTCAATCCCACGCGCTAACTTCAAGGCATAGCCTTCATTGAATGCCTTCAAAATTTCAATCTTACGTTCTTCTGAGGCAAACATAAATTCTTCCGATACACGAGCACCATATTCTACTTTAATTGGCACGATCGTCACTGGTGCGAGCGTCACACCACCATGTGTTTTCTTCCCATTTTCGGCTACGATATCAATATCTTGGTCCATTGAGAACGTGAATTCTTTGCTGCCATCGAACGGTACTGGTACTTGTTTCGCCAGAACCGCAAGGGAGCTTTTGCCCTTCACCTTGTTCACTAAGTCAGTCACTAATTCTGGATCAAATAAACTTGCTTTTGATAATACTCCCATTTTCTATTCCTCCATATTCATGTTTTCGAGTAAACTTCTATACTTTTCATTTCCGTCAGCGCCCTGATGTCCTTCTGGGTCAGCAAGCGGCGGCGTTGGGTTCATCGGTTTCATAAATCCCGATAAGCGCTCTGCATCTTTGGTGATTGCCTCTTCATCATCACCTTGCAAACGATCAGCGAGGTCAATTGGCAAGCCATTTTTTAGGGCAATTTTTGTCCGTAAATTGGATGTTTCGAACCCTGAAATTTTAGCCATCATGTCGGCTTTTTCTCGGTCGAATCCTTTGACCTTTTCACTGGTTTCGCTGACCGTCGTTTGTAGGGCCGAATTTTCGGCCGTCAATTCTTCGTTGCGTGATTTCAATTGGTCGTAGTCCGCATATTTTTCCTTTACACGCTCGATGCGGTCCTTGATAATCGCGTCTAGTTCCTCTTGCGTTTCGATTGTTTTAAATGTCATGTTAATGTCCTTTCCCAGCTTTTCCCGGCTGTATCGGTAATTTTTGACACTAAAAAAACGGCACCTAATAGATGTCGTTTTAATATCTGACTTTTTGTTTTGCTTTTGGTTTAAACTCGGTGCAAGCCCAGTGTGCTAGCATCGCGCTATCCATAAGACTGATGTCCATATCATCAAATTGCGACCGATATCCGAATCCACCGTTGGTACCGATATTCCGCTTATCAGAGTTGGTCACAACCTTGGTTAATGACGGTTGTCCAGCATGGCAAATTGTCCGCTGGTAAATCCCGTTTTCCCAAAGTGAGTTTGCCTTGATAACCTCTTTCACGGTTGGTAGTACGGCACCTTTAATCTTGCTATCGCGCATGTCATCATCGAGCATCTTTTGCCCCGCAGCACCATCAATCACGATTGTCGAAACGTCAGCTTCTTTCAAAAAACCGATTATCCAGTGATCACCATTCCGAACTGATTGGCAATCGATTGTTTCAATAAAAATCTTGCCTGATAGCGTGCGGACTGCGACGCTCATGGCAACATTGGTGTTGTCATTGCCGTACTTAATCCCGACAAACAACTTGCCCTTAAATACAGGCATGGCCTTAACCAGTAGTTGCCGCCAATCTCGTTCAGAGATGGCGGACTTCTGATTGTATTTCGGCCAGTAGCCCAAACGTTGCACATTATGATCTAGCTTGTCATCCCCAAGTTCAGCTTCAATTTTCCGTTCTGTCAAGTGGTACCCCAATGACGGATTCGACTGATACCACGCATCGATGTCGTGAATATCAGTCATCTTTTCAACGGACCATTCCGCCCAGCCCGAATACTTGCTGTTGCCGAACAAGGTGCTCTCCCGATAACTTGAGAAAACTGTCCCGCTCGAAACAGGGGTTGGCGGTGTCCCACACATGATGGTCATTGGGTTGTCACTATCGGTGACGGTGTATTTCAAAGCTGATTCTTGTTCGGTGGTGTACTCTTGGGCTTCATCAATAATCAGGATGTCAAAGCCTTCACCCAAACCACCGCTGGATGTCCGCGTTCTAAATTGAATCACGCCGCCGGTTGCATATAGTTCAAGTCGCTCCTGCCCTTTTGCCTTGATTGAATTAAAGTCGTCACCCTCGACGTATCCGCTCTTTTCTAAATATTTTTTTAGGTTTTCGAATGAGGAGTGTGACGTACTAATCCGGTGGGCAGTATGCAAGATATTCAAGCCCTTTTCGAGGGCCCACATTTCAACCGCGTAAATGACTTCAGTCTTCCCGTTCCGACGTGGGATTGAATAACCAAACTTTTGATGCGCCCATAAGCCGTCTTGATCAACGGCCATGATGTGTTCCAACATTTCAGATTGCCATGCGTAAAATTCATTGCCGGTTTTTTCGTAGATATCGACCGCTTTTTGATACATTGATTCGTGATATGGCAATATTACCGATTGAGTAGGATGCTGATTGCCAAATCGAACTTTGGTAGTCATGGCTCAGTCCTCCTTCAATCTTATCCGCAGTTTAACGACGTGCTTAGGTCGATTGGTGTGATTAAAGCTTGATGCACTGATTTTCAAACTTCTTGTAAGCATCAAAATAGATTTCGTCGCGATTACCGTTATAGGTTACTTCGTAGTACATCCCGTCGGTAACAGTTGTGCTAAGTAGTGCCTTATTATTTTGTAATGTTTTACAGTTCCAGACGACAAAAACACCGTCGGGAATGATTGGCGCCGCTGCATCAGTTCTATCGATATGCGCATTCGTGTAATCCGCGACAAGTCGTTTGCATTTTTCAATAAAATCTTGTGAGTTCAATTTTGTTTCCTCCTAATTTTTGGTATAAAAATAGCACTCAACTATGCGCTGGGTGCTGGGGTTTTCTTTTTAATATTGAGTTGCTTGCGTGCTTCAATCTTGGTTTCCCGTTGCGGATCAACCCACTTCTTTGACCAGACGTCTTGGCGACGGCCAGAACCTGGGTCATACTCAACGGTACACCGGCATCGTTCGTGGCGCTGGTAAATCTCTTCCGGCTTGTCAAAGTAATCATATGAACCAGCTAGACTACTGCACCACTTGCACGCCTTACCGACAACGCGCCGCGTAATCTTGGGGCGCAATCCCGACTTAGCTTGGAACTCAACATTGCTTTGCAACACGTCGTCCACAACGCTTTGGCTGAACGTGACAATTGGCTCATTTAGCAGCCACTTAATTTTGTCAAATTCCGGTTCACTAGAAACGCGGTTGATGATGCCGTCAACTCGGTCTTGATTAATGTCAGGCACCTGAGCACGCATGTGGATGTTAGCGTCCCGATTGAGTTGTGTTTGGACGTCATTGGCGTAACCAACAATTAGATCATAGTTTTTTTGCAACGTTTCATTGATCACACGGTCGGCAATGTTGAAATACATGCGGCCATCCGGTAGTAATTCCGCTGTGACGTTGGCACCCAGCACTTCGGCTAGAATCTGCCCAATCTCAACCGAATAATCATTGACGTCGATATACGTCGCCTTTTTATTTTTTAATAGCTGAACGGCAGTTTTTAACTTAGCGCTATTAAAAGCACGCTGATCAAAATCATTTCTAATCGATTCAAGCAATGCTGGCACGATATCATTGTCCACTGCTATCAGCTCCCTTGACGCCGGTTAAATCACGGATTGTTTCAGCGTTAATAAATCCAGGCAGTGCTTGATTGAGTTTAACAGCACCGTCGCCGATTAAGCTCAATGAACTGGCGTCGGCTTCAAATAGCGGTTCCCATTTTGGCGCTGTTTTACTGAACTGGCTCCTGTAATACGGTTGTTCATCCCGCAAGCACACCGCAACGTACGCCACATTTAATAAACCAGACCCCAGTGAGCGTTGTGCCTTGCGACCTGCAAGACGTAAGTTTTCATGACTAGCCTTAATCGCTTCAACGCTCGACGGATTGTCAGATGCAAAGCCCAAATCGTCCATTGTCAACCCGGACTCACCAGCGAAACCAGCAGCGGCCGTTTTAAGTTGCTCAGTAAATGGCGCCATTGATGAGGTGGTGAATTGCCCGAGTGTTGGACTATCATTATTTTCATCCTTGGTAAATTGGAGCATCGACGAAACAGTTGCCTTCCATGCATCCATTGGTTCGGAATCATTCGATAGACCGACAACATACTTTTGTGGAAATGAATAGAATTCCGCGGTGATTTCTGCCCGTTCCAACGTTCTTTTGGCATATCGCTGGTAATACATTCCGGCACGCGAAATTCTAGAACGTCCGAATGGTCGCACCGCATCTGGCCGATGGATAACCGGCACTAATAATGGGTGCCCCGTTGGATTCGGTTCAGGAAAGTCTGGTATGTTTGGGTCTGTATAATGAAATTGCGTTTCGGTTGGTGTGAAATAAGCTTCAACCACCGGATTATGGTAATTGTCTCGTTCCAGCACTGCGTAACCCTCAGTTAAAAGCCCCGTGATTGGATCAATAACGCCAGTAGCATTAGTTGCTTCGATGACCTGCAAGCGTGGCAAGTCGTCTGGCCCTTTCGAGATATAAACAAACGAGCATGATGCAATGAGCGCCGATAATACCACGCTATCAAAAAAGACATCGGGATTGTTGACTGCAAATATCTCATTAGCTTCGAAATCATCGTGCATAAACTCTCGAAATACCAATCGATCGGCCAAACTGTCAACGCCTTTTCCTGTCCAACCTAAAACTGAACGATACCGATTACGAATTGATTGCGGGATTGTCACACTGTAGCTATTGTCGACGTGCTGCATCGCATATTGTTTGTAACGCATTAACGAGCGCGCACGGTGTCGCTGTAGCTTTTGACTGAGGTAAACCTTCCCTTTTAATGCCATGTTGTCAACTCCTTTCGCATTCGCGCGAGAAAAAATGTACAGTGACGGCGTGAAGGACTCTGTGACTCGCGGTAGGGGAGTAACCCCCCTACCTTTCAGACCGTCAAAATGCTGATTTAACGCGCTTTGTAATTAATCCATTTTATGCTTTGTGGCAGATTTCTATTGCCAATCACCTTTGGCTCTTCTTTTTGAACGAACAACTTGTCGGACTTCTGTCGGTTGCATGACCAGTGCGCAAGCTGTAGGTTATCCATCTCTGATGGATGCCCGCCCTTGCTGACCGGAATGATGTGATCAATGACCGCACTCATTGGATCAGGTGCTTTGAGTTGCTTATCGACTGGCTGACCACAGATGCCACAGACTGATTGCGTCTTGAGGATTGTCTTCTTGTTGTGCTCAAAGGCAACACGATGCGGTCCCTGCTTGTCTGCTCGGATGGTACCACCTCCCTTCTAATTGTGCCAGGGGTACTTGCTAGACCAGGGAGCATACTCTACTGGGCCTCATACTTACGCATAAAGCTGAGGTTGTTATCTACTGAACTGAAATGTTCTAAGTATTCCAGTCGTTTAGACTGCGCTCTGTAGTCCTTAACTGTGCCGCCCTTTACAACAAAGTCGTTCACTCTTTTCAGCTGAGCAAGATACTTCTCTCGAATGTCGTTGTGTGGTTTCATGTGCTACCTCCTAATCAAAGACAACAAAAAAGGCGCACCCTTTCGGATGTGCCTTATCTGTAAATTACTATGCTATTACTATAAACCGCCCTAATCAATAAAACCATACACTTTATGAGGTCTCATAAAAGTCACATTGCTTATTCGCCTCGTTTAGCTTTTTCCCACTCACGTTTAAAGTAAATAGCTGAATACTCTAAAAGATCATCGATCTCTTTCATTTCACTTTCCATATCATATCTATATCCTTCGTCATATTTTTTATCAGTCAATAAATTCTGATACTCATTTATTTCCTCATCAATTCTCTTAATATTTTTCAGCAATTTTGTTTCCATAGTATCATTATCCCGAAATAAATTAAGCGTAATTAAAGCTATACTCTTAGACACATCAACAGTATTTGTCTCTATTACCTCGTGATTTTTGTTTATTTGATCAGAACCCCAATCACTTAACTTTCCATTTTTAGTTTGATCTTTATGATAACGAAATACTAACTCCAACGTAACCAATCTTGACTGTTGTGCTACGCAGTATAAACTGATATGTTCTTTTAACTTATCTAGCCACTGGATTCGACTCTTAGAAACTAAATCAACTTTCAACTTTCTACGACTATCCCAAGCTGTAAATGTTAGAGAAACAATTGCCAAAACAGATGTTATACCAATCCAATTAAACTTATTGTCACTATCCACAAAGAAATGATTAAAGAATCTAAGATGCCACACTTTATACCCATACATGTTTAAATCACTTTGCTCGATGGCCACTAAACTACCCAGAACTATCAAAATCACAATAAGCGTCACAAGTATAAACACTCTAACTTTTTCAGATTTTTTTAATTTCAAATTGTTAATCCCCCAATAAAAGTAGACTTACTCTTCAGTAAGTCTACCGTAACTGATCGCCGACAACAACTTGCAATTCGTACTTATCAGCATCCCATTTATCTAGAAAATCTAACCTGCGGTGTAGCTCGGCGTGTTTCTTACGGATGTAAGACAGCGTGTAGTGCACCTCGTTGTCCTCTGCAATCTCTTCCAGCGTCTGCCCATCAATGTACTTCTTGCGGAGTATTTGCTCCTCAATGCCATTAAATGAGCTTACTAGCTCTCTCAAATCATGTTGAGCTTGTATACGCCATTGCAATTCTTGCTCCAGCCGTGCAATCTCTTCTTCAACGCGTGCGCCTTTTGACCCTTTCACCAAGTGATCATTGCTTAGGTCACCACTCACTCGACGACTTAGCTCGGCTTGTGTCTTCAACAGATTCCACTTTAAATACTTGATATCATGATCAAGTTGCTCATATTCTTGCAACCATTCAAACCGTTTCGCGTTAATAACCAACAACGCCACCCCTTTGTTTGGTATAATATTGGTAGGATGTCAAAGGAATGGCCGCGTTGGTAGCGCGGTCTTTTTTTATGCCCTAAAACAGTAGGTCATCTGGGTCAACAGTCACGCCATTATTGCCAAACAAGTCTGGCGCCGATGTTGGGAATGGTTCGGTTCTACCTACTTGCCGATTGTCGTCGTTAGCAGCTTGTTTTGATTCAATAAAAGTGATGTCACTCACTACAATTTCGTTGCTGTAAACTTTCTGGCCATTCTTTTCGTAATTGTTGTTACGCATATCACCGTCAAAGAGGATTTTCGACCCCTTGTGGAAGTTTTGATTGATTAGCTCGGCTGTCTTACCAAAAGCCTTGCAATTGAACCAGTCGCTCTCATATTGCCCCGATTGGTTATCTTTATAGCGGCGCTTGACGGCAATGCTGAACATAATCACCGTGCCATTGCTGTTCATCTTCGGGTCGCGGCCAATAATGCCGAATACGTTACCTAACTTCATCCCTTAATACCTCCATTCGTTGAGTAGCTTGTTCCAACAATTCAACCGCCTCTTTTTTGGAACAAAGACAGCGGTGCATGATCATCGTTGGTGTGAATTTATTGCCCGACATCATGTGAACAGCTATTGCCTGCACTCTTCGTCCCCTTGTTTCACTATCCATCATTTCGTTTTCAACCTCCAAAATACTAATCCCAGTACAACTGGATATAAGACCCATAGCCACTTGATGGCGGTGACGCCTTGACTAGTTAAAAGCCATAGCCAAAATATGCTCATGTTGCTACCTCCGTTTGTTTGACTTACGCCATTTGATTGGTTTACGTAGTTGTGCTATATAAAGCTTGATTGCTGTTAGTATCGGTTTTAAAGCGTTTATGATTACTTTGAACACTTCTACGTTAAAAAAATCTACTACTGCTTTGAGAAACGTCTTAAAACTGTTCATAACGGCTTGTGCTGACTTGTCAATGTTCATCCCGTAACCTCCATTTCTTGCAACTTAGTATTGAATTCTTTAATCTCAGTCAGTCCGATGTTTCTTTTGCCTGATTCAATCCGGACAATCATCTTACATAATTCCATATCATCAAAAATATCCATTAGCTGTTCAATTCGCCTTTGCTCCTTAGTCGTATAGCCACCAAAGGCGATGGCGACTGCATCAACTGCCGAACCTACTGCAACACTTAGTCCTTTTAATACTTCATCCATTGCTAAGCCCCCCCTTTTAATCCACAAACCCCATTGCCTTGAGTATTGGCAATAGCTCAATCTGTTCACCGCATTCACATTGATAAGCTTGATTATGACCAATCATCGCATCTACTAAGTGCTGTCGATTGCACCCACGGCACTTAATAATCAACTGTATCTGATTACCTGATTTATATTTGCTTACTTCGGCGAAGTTTTCCGCCGCACTCTCAAATAGCTTGGCGGCAAGCGTCATTTGTTCCGGCGTGAATGGCTTATCTGAGCTAAAAACTAAACTCTTGGTTTCTGAATTAATTGAAATCTCCATAGTGGTATGCCTCCTGTCAATATTAGCTGCGCGATGTATTTGCTATTTGGGATGCTCCCCTGCCAAGTAATTCAGATTCACCCCACTTCAATTGGTGCGACTCTTCAAGGTCAAAGCTGTTCTTGGTGACATCCCTCTCATAGCCATGCTTGCCCCAAATTTCCAAATCTTGTTTGTGGAATACACGGCGCTCATGAGTGTCGCGGTCTTCACCGGTTACGGTATTGTCCATATCACGAATAACGCTAACTTGACGGTGCATGTTGCCAAAGATGTCCATGACATTATTTAGAATGTCACCTTGTTTTAATTGGTCTTTTTGCATTAGTATTGCTCCCCTCATATTCGATAACATCGGCCACGTAGATTGATCCGAGTAACTGCTCAAAGTCGTAGTCATTCATCCCTAGCCAACGCTGGTACCACTTCAAATCAGCTTCACCCGTTTGCCAATCGTCAATCAAGTGCATTAATTCGGATGTGCACTCGTCGTTGTGACACTTCGGTTCGCCTTCGAAATAACCATAGCTGCTTACAATTTCAACAACAACGCCAAAGCGCTGCTCTAACTTCAATTTAATGAGTTGCATTCAATCACCTCCACCCATCACGTTGCTTTCGTTCATACTTGGTATATTGTTCTAGCAAGTACGCCTTATCTTCCTCACGCCAGTCCCAAAACTCTGGATTGATAGACTTTTATCTGCTTTTCACTCAATGAAATTGAGTGTGGATTGTCGAGGTCAACCCACGTTAACCCGTTATCTGCCCCTAAATATTTGCCACTTATGGGATGACGAACCCACCATCTCCGCTTTATTCTTTTAGTCATCGCGATCACTCCACATTCTTCCTATATCCGCCACATCTTTAAGTAGACGTGCCAGCCTGTCATTTCAAAATATTCAATCTCTAACTCCGTAATCTGATAGCCCTTATACATATTTTCGAAATAGCCTTGCCCCTGGTCAGGCAACTTTGCTAGTTTTTCCAATCGACGTTGGGAATACTTATGATCATTAGTTCGCGAAATAGGTCTAGCCAAATTCTTAGATGATGACCAGCGCTTTTTCCCTTTTGGGTCTTTGCTGAGATAACTCGCAATCCCAGTTACCCCGTTGTCATTAGCTCTAATTGTTTTGCAATTCGCATAACCCAGTTGCTTTCGATTTCGTCCACGACCCTTAGCCCATAACTCTTCAATTTCATCCCGAGTTACACCCACTGCACTTTTCAACACGATATGATGATTAATTCTGACAGATTCATCCCCACCCTCAGTAACTAGGATGTATTGCAGGTCATGCCCGGCATTTTTATACAATCTCTTGATTCGCCGGATATAGTTCCCAACTTCTTTGAGTGCTGCATCAATCGTTTCAGGTTTCATTGGATCTTGATAAGTGAGTGTTAGGAAATAGTCCCCGTTGTAGAAATTGGCATTCACAAGTTGTATCAAGTATCTTTTAGCATTCTTCTGATTGAGATTCTTTTGCTTCGGTTCGGATTCTCGCTTACGTTTTGACCGAATCCCTTTTTTTGTATATTGATCAGCATTAAACGTTCTGGGAATCACGTCTACTTCTAAATATCTATCCCCACACCAAATCTTTTTTTCCCGTGTGTAACTCCGCATATTCATTACCTCTAATCTATGGTCGCTAAGTTAATACCTGAAACAAGCCCGCTTAATGCCTTACTAACAAGGACTAATAATTACAGAGCTTGGAGCATATTAAAAGCCTTCAAACCGGCTCATTGACTTATCCACAGATAAAGAAGTATAATTTGTTTGCGGAAACTATATCTTTAGTTTGTGGAAAGTCTTGCCAATCGGTAAGGCTTTTTATTTTGTCTAAATTCCGATACGTGCCATATTATCTGACGGCCTATGTTTAACTTAGGTCGTCGTTTCTTATTCATCAGAAATCTCAAATTGTCGAATGAGTGTTTTCGTTGCCGTTGCTGGTTCCCAATCTTGAATGAAGTCCATCACTAGTTTGTAATGTTTCTCTCGCAGTTGCGATCTGGTGTCAACGCCAGAAACCTGCTTAACTCCCTGGTTGATGTCACGGTATAGCTGTCCGCGTTGTTTCTGTGATAATCTGCCAAATCCACGAGCAACTTCGCTAACACGCTGCCTAATTCGACGCGAGATAAAGCTATATGTGCCTGGTGATAAAGGTGCGTTGTCTTCAATTTCATCAATCCGGTCTTCTAGTGCTTCCACCTTTTCATTTGAATCGCCCATATTTTGCAAAACCAATTTAAGCATTTCCTGCGGTGTTGTTGGCAGTTGCATGGGTTCCTTAACTACTTTTTCCATCTGATTGAATGCTGAGATGTATTTCAATTTGAATTCCAGCGCCTTTTTTCCGGTAAAACTCATAGCCAACAATGTGAATCCATCACGATTCATATAATAAATTCGCCTATTACGCCCATATGAATCTGGTTCATTTCCATTTGAAAACATCTGTCCAAAATTGGATACATCTTTTAAACTGTCGATGTCTCGTAAGATATGCTGATGATTCTTTTCAAAAGCTTCTGCTAATTGCAAGCTGGTTGTTACTGCCTGCAGTTCACGCATAAAAACTAACTGATTCATTTCATCCATTGCGTGCATCCCCCTTTTTGTCCCAAATCTCATCAAGCACATACATAATCATCTGATCAAGTTGCTCATCAGACTCGGCAAATTCAACTGATTCAACGCCGTGGATTGCGGCCCAAACTTCAATGATGTCATCGATGTCGTCGTGGCTTAGTCCTCTGATGACTTCACCCAATCGCATGCGGTCGCTAAACGAGATTCCAACCTCTTCTTTGAACCGCTGATCATAACGAACCAGCAACGCATACTTCATTAACTGATGGCCATCGTACTTGATTGGGACTTCCATATTATTCGTGATAACTCTTTCTATCAGATTCACTTGCTGTTCTCCTTTGATTCAAAATAATCTGGTGTATGCAATACTGAACTTGCAAAATAGCCAATTAAGACCGTCGCCCACCAAAATGCCATGTCGCTGTTTCGGCTCACAATCAGCAATGTGACCATGATGCCAAACACGATGCGGTCGATGTTCATTAAGCGTTTTGTGTTTCTCATCCCTTTAAAAACCCCGTGATTTCTGCAAAGTTATTGCGAATAAACTGCGTAAACCCTAATGACTCCATGCTGTATTTGCCACCGTGATATGGGTAGTAAACACAGCCACCGTTGTCCATATCCAATCGCTTTTTAAATTCAGTCAGGATTTTCTTCAAATCCGCTTTAGTGTAGCCTGTCATTTCAACAGCTTTGTTCAAATCCCAGATGACTTGCCGGTCGGATTCAAGTTGCTCACGCTTTTCGGTGCTGATCAACTCAATACCAGCTGGTAACTCAATTGAAAATTGTGGGATAACAACTTTAGTTCGCTCCATGTTCCATGCCTCCTATTAGTTTCTTAAATCGTCCAAACTCACGTCTAGTGCATCGGCAAACTTACACATAAGTTCAAAGCTCGGCTTCTTGATATGGCCTAATTTGAAGTCTGAAATAACACCAGAATGCACTCTCATGCGTTTAGCTAGCTGTTCTTGATTCATTCCTTGATCTTTCATCATTTGTTCAATAATTGTCCACAATGTAATTACCCCCTATATGTGGTATCTGAATCTTGAACTCCCGCCTATATCGGGTATAATTAAAGTGAATAGTGACACAATCCAGTTGCGCTATTTAATTAATCTATTGTTTCGAGGTGAAAAATATGGGTAAAAACCAACATGTGGTACCCGGTTCCGACGGCGGTTGGAATGTTAAAGGCGCCGGAAATTCTAAGGCAACTGTGCACACGGACACGAAAGCTGAAGCAACAAAAATTGCCAGAGAAATTTCTAAAAATCAGGGGTCTGAATTATTTATTCATGGTCGCGATGGTAAAATTCAAAGTCGCGATAGTCATGGAAATGATCCACACCCACCAAAAGGTTAGTCATATTTTGGTGTCAATCTAATTCTGTAACCAGTAGCAGGAGTTGCATCTGTTGATGTGATTTCTGCTATTTTTTTGCCATCATTTGTTTCCACAATTAGTTTCGTATATCGTTCTTCATTGATAATTTCAATTTTTTGTTCCTTCATGTTTCATGCCTCCAATCGGTACTGATAGTCATTAGTGCGTAATCGCGACCACTGAGGGGTTAATTCAAGTAGTAGTTTTAAGCGCTCGGCTATATTCAATAATCTGGGGGAATATTGATGTTTAAAGGAGTAATTCCATGAGACACCTCCTCAGTAGCCACGATTACGCACTAATTTTGTTTTTGCTATTTATGATCCATTTTGAATGAATCCACTTTTTCATTAATTTGTTTGGCCAATTCTTCTTTCATCTCTTTCTTAGTTTGATTTCGCCAAAACATTAAAAGCGCAAAATTCAAAATAAAGAAAAGCAATGCGACGGCAAAAATAAATAATGCAAATTTCGTTTGCCAGATAAGCCATGCAATTAGACCAATCAATAGCACAAGTGCGGACGCCATATTCCAGCCCATTAATACGGCCATTTCCTTTTTCCATTTTTCCATGATTGACACCTCCTCACTTATGATTAATGCAGCAACCGGCTAAAATGGAAAAAGAGATTTCAATTATTTAGTTGCTAGCTCTTCATCCCTAAGTAACTCATCAATTGTTACATCGAGATAATCTGCAACTTTTTTTAACTTATCTACTGAGGGAATAGATTTACTCCACTTTGAAATCGTTGATGATCCAAACTCCAAATCCTTTTCCATTTTATTAATTGATACACCTTGCTCTTTGGCAAGCATCTTAATTTTGCTGTACATCAATTCAGTCCACCTCACTTTATTGGAATATTTTCTTATTTCTTGTTGACTTGTTCGGAAAATATTCTATAATTAAGGCATACGAAATAACCGTAAAGCTCCCCAGCATTACTTCGTCATTTCGTATAAGCCCAGAACGTGGGCTTATTCCGTATACCTTATTTGCTAACACCAATAATATATCACGGAATATTTTCCACGTCAACAAAAATATAGTAAATTTTCCGAGGTATAAACATGACAATTATAGACAGGATCAAAGAGCTTGCTGCAGAACAACGTATTAGCTTGGCAGAACTTGAACGTCGAACAGGTCTTTCCAGTGGTTCTATTACGAAATGGGGTAAAAGTTCACCTTCAATTGATAAACTTCAAAAGGTAGCAGACTACTTTGGTGTCACAACTGATTTTCTAATTGGAAGAAATGTCACATCTAGTAATGATTCAAATCCTGAAGCCGAACTTCTAGCTGCGCATTTGAATAAAGATTTTACTGACGACGATATGGCTAAGATTTTAGACTATATCGATATGATCAAAAAATCAAAGAAATAGTAACTACCATCCCAAGAATAAGTGATGTGAATTATATATGGATATGCTCGACTCATTAATTGCAGAATCATCTACAGAATTTGATATTAAACCTCGAACCGATATGCCCGCAGGTGTTGATGGTCTATGTATTGGTAAAACAATTATCATTAACGCTAAACGCACGCGCGTTGAACAGGCACAGACATTGGCTGAAGAAATCAGTCATCAAGAGATATCTGTTGGTGATATTCTTAACCCAAATGATATTGAGAGTGCTAAGCAAGAAACAATTGCACGTCGCCGCTCGTTTAACCGTCTGGTACCACTCGATAAGTTAGTTGCAGCTTATTGGCAATCAACCAATGAATTTGAACTAGCTGATCACTTGGACGTAACTGTCGAATACCTTTTCGACGTCTTAGCATATTACCGTGAGAAGTACGGTGTTATTGTAAAAGATAATATTCTAATCAATTTCGCCAATGGTATTCAGATATTAAAAGCATAAAAAAGCGCCCTACTTCGTGGGGAAGTAAGACGCAAATTGCTCTGATAAAAACATAAAAAGCAACAACTATAAACATAGTTTAACATATTTGGAGGAGATATTGTGGTTAAAATTGGGGTTAGAAAGCCAAGTATTAAACGTTCAATCAAGGCGCGTACAACCGGAAAATTAAAGCGCTCCGTAAAGCGTGCGGTCATCCCTTATTATGGAAAAAAAGGTACGGGAATGTTAAAAAACCCAAAGAAGGCCGTTTATAACCGTATTTATAATAAAACAACTGTAGGCATCAATCCGATGTCTCAAATAGGTGCCTCAAAAAAGACATCGCATCCCAAAGTAAAACCTACCGTGACAACTAAGGTCCCCATCCAAACTGGTAAAGATTCCAATATAGCATGGGGCTTATGGCTATTATTTGGATGGCTCGGCGGTCACCGCTATTATCTGGGCCGAAAAGGTACAGGATTCATTATGACACTATTAGCGCTACTTACCGCTGGATACGGTCTAATCATTACTATTCCATGGATGCTACTTGATACAATTCGAATTAATAAGTGGCTGGCAGAGTATAAACAATCTCCAGTCGCGGAACAACCAACACCGGAAATCATCCCAGAAGTCGATGAAACTATGCCTGAGACAGCTCCAATCCCAGATGAACCTGCCATTGATCCAGTCACACCCATCATTCAGAAAAACAAACCAAATATCGTTAAATTAAAAAAAGACCTATACAATTTCATCGTTTTAGATATTGAAACAACTGGCCTATCTGCTGAAAACGAAGGCATCACCCAAGTGTCTGCTCTGAAGTACATTGATAACAAAAAAGTTGCACAATTCAATAAATACGTAAATCCTGAACACGAAATACCAAAAGAAGTTCAATTTCTCACACATATTAGTCCAGAAACGGTGATTAATGAACCAACTTTTACCGAAATCATACCAGAATTGCGTGACTTCATTGGCGGTCTTCCCATTATCGGTCATAACATTAATTTTGATATTAACTTCTTAACGACTCATGGGTACACCGATAAGCAAATCTTTATCGAAGACACGGTTACCATTGCTCGTAAAAAACTACCGAACTTAGAGAACTATAAATTAGAAACGCTAAAAAAGCATTACGGCATCAAGAATCAATCACATAATTCTTTAGATGATTGTGAAACAACAGCTTTCATATACCAACAAATACGCGATGGCTCTACCGATAAAATCATCGCTGGTGACTCGGCAGAGCTGACTAAATCATCCGACAAACTGTCAGGCTTACGCTTTTGTATCACAGGTCAGTTTATGGAAATGACCCGCAGTGAAATCAAGTTTCTCATCGAACAAAATGGCGGTCGTGTTACCTCTGCAGTATCTGGCCTAACTGATTATCTCATTGACGGCGAACAAGTCTATGAAGGCCTAAAAGATGGTGTTCATAGCTCAGCCGAATTAAAAGCACAGGAATTCATTGATAACGGTGGCAAGATTAAAATTATCGGCTTAGATGAATTGAATGAATTAATAGCATAGCAATCAGTGGTATCGAGTTCAGTCAAGCTGGCAAGTGGGTGCAAGTCCTACTACTCGAATTGTGCTGGGGCACATCAATTAAACATCCTTGGAGGGTAAATTATGAAAAAAGTTTTAGGTATTGCTATGGTTAGTTTATGCGCAATGACACTTGCCGCATGTAGTTCTAAAGGATCCGACAAAAAAGAATCTTCTACATCAAGTTCAAAGGTTGAAAAAGCTACAAATAGGACAACAACAAAGAAAGCTGCAGAACCAAACACCATCCCAACCGACGCAGATCATGACTGGTTCTTTAAGGATAACGTTTTTTACGCCGGTAACGAAACAATGACTTTAGAAAAATCTGAGGTTCTTGATGGCGCTGAATCAGGTACTAAAGTGTTGGTGCTACACACAACCATCTTAAACAATTCAAAAAAAGAACAAGATCCTTCTAATTTTTATATGGTTGTCCATGCAAAACAAAAGACAGATACATCTAATATCGATTTAACACCAGGTTCCCTATCAATCGATGATAACGGCAATAGTCCCTTCCAAGATGAGCAAGATAATTTGAATAACGCCTTACTACCAGGTAAAAAAGTCAATGCTGTTTTAATGTTTACACTTAAAAATAGCAACCCCGTTACTGTTGAATTTAGTAATGCGGACTTCGCTAAAATTGGCACTAAAACATATGATGTGAAATAAGCCTAATCTTTTAACATAATAAAAGCACATCCCCTCCCGCCAAGAAGTTGGATGTGCTTCACAAAAACAACGCAAAATATTGTGCGCTATTTGCGTACTCTATTTTAGCTTAAAATGGAGGAATTAACAATGGCACAAATTTTTAAACGTGGCAACGTCTGGGCTTACCGAGTTTGGATTGACTCTAAACACAGTAAGTCTAAGGGCGGTTTTAAGCGCAAAGCAGATGCGCAAAAGGCTGCGTTAGAACTTGAAGTTAAGAAAAGCAAAAATTTACTCACACAGTCCGAGGGCATTAGCTTTACTGATTATTTTACACAATGGGTTGAGACTTACAAATTTGGTCGTATATCAACAAATACAGCGATTCGGTACAAAAAGACCATCGAAATGATTCGTGATAATTTTGGCGACCGTCCAATCAGTGAAGTAAGCTCATTTGAATATCAAAAAATGATTGACGCCTATGGCAGCACACATGCTAAGGCAAGCACATCCCGCATTAACGGCTATATGCGCAAAGCGGTGCAATATGCCATTAATGATGGGCTGTTGTCTCGCGATTTTACATTGGGCGTTATCGTGTCCGGTAGCGCCCCTGGTAGTGCTGATTTAAAATTTCTAGAATTAGAAGAAGCTGCTAAGCTCAAACAATACTGTCTAGATCACTGGCGTTTTAAAGAAATTACTTATTGCCAAATTTTATTCGGGTTACTCACTGGGTGTCGTTATGGTGAGGTTTGTGGGCTGACATGGGATTGTATCGATTTCAAAAATAATAAGATAACAATCAACAAGTCATACGACTATCTTTATAAGACGGGATTCAAACCAACCAAAACGGAGTCGTCGATGCGCACCATTCAAATTGATTCGGTTTTGCTCCGCATGCTGAAGCAGTTGCAGCTACAACAAAAAGAATATTATTTCGCGAAAAATTTTCAGAATCCTGATAACCTTGTATTTTTAAGTAACCGGCATGACATCATCTCAAACAATGGCGTCAATAAGGCGTTACAAAAAATATTAGAAGAAATCGGCGCCACCACAATCATTACGTTCCATGGTCTCCGACACACGCACGCTTCCATGCTGATTGCTAATCACGTATCTGTCGATTACATCGCAGAACGTCTTGGCCATTCCGATACAATGGTCACCATTAAAACTTATTCTCACCTGCTCCAAAAGAGCCGTGAAGAAGAAGAACAAAAATCACTTAAATTTCTCGAAAATTTGTAA